ACAGCCTGGAAGCGAGTCAATTCCAGGCTGTATCTGCATCCATAATGAACGCCCGTAGATATTGCAAGGAAACCGGAATTAATGCGGTTGGCATAGCTCGATCCAATATTGTGTTGGATATGGTCACAAATAAGTCAGGGTCGATTACGGTGCGTATATATCTTGATGACAGGCTTGATAAACACGGGAATCCAAAATGATACCATATAGACTCAAACTAAAATTTCCAATAGCCCCATTCGTCAAACAAAGTACCAGATTTGGGAAAGGCCGAGCGTATAAAGATCCAAAAATAAAGGCTCTGGAAGAAAAGATTCAATTAATGTTCCTTGAAATAAAACCACGAGGTTTCCAGATGTTCACTGGGCCGATCAGGATAACCAAGGCAGAATACAGGTTTAGACTGCCAAAGTCCGCAAAGGCCGAATGGCGCAAGGCCGTGGAGTCGGGAAGGCTTGTTTTGAAGGCCACGAGGCCAGACTTGACCGACAATCTTTTTAAGGGTGTGATAGATGCTTTGTCGGGGTTGGTGTTCCAGGATGATAGCCAGATTGTGGAAATGTGCCATGTGCGAAAAGTCTACGCAGCGGAACCGGCTATTATCTTGGAGTTTGAAGTGGTTCATAATATGATTGTTGATTGAGAAAGGATAAATATGATTGATTTTTTAGAATCTCTAGGAATTTCAGCGCTATTCGTTTTAGGTTATTGGCTTGGGAGGGCATCAAAGTGGCTTTTTAAAGGCAAGGTAACGAGCTCCGATAAGCATTGGCATGTGGCGATTATTGTTCTGATTGGCACTCTTGGGTCTCTCGGCGTTATGGCTATTATGTGGGCGACTAAATTATTTGTGGAGTGGATGAAATGACTGTAGAGTTTTTTTGGCAACAATTTATATTCGGTTTACTGATGTCCTGCATTGCTGGAATATCTGTTTCTATTTATTTGTTGTTTGGCTGGATAAAAGAAAAGAGGAATGGAAAATGAGTAAAGATAGATCGGCTATTGAATATGATTTTGAGTGTGGCGTAAATGTTATGGCCTGTACTCCTGACCCGGTTGATGTTCCAGATATGCCGGGGATCAGATTTGTTGTGACTCAGATGTTGAGAGGGAAGAGTGATACTTTTGTTTTTCATTATTCCATCGAAGACCTAAAAGAATTAATCAGGTGTGCGGAAAATAGCGAGGGGGCGTGATATGTGGATTGAGTTGAAAAATGGTGAACTGATTGACCTTAGCGCATATCATAGAATCGGGATTTTTGAGAAAGCGTTATGGTGCTATCATTTCGTTGGAAGTATTAAGGCAGCGTATGATGTTTACGATTATGAATCAGATAAAGACTTGCGAGAAGACTTTGACAAGATCAAGAGATTGCTTTTTCCTGTGGCTGCAAATGGGGGTCTAGACGAAAAGGCCCCAGCACCAACCAAGTTTAAGTAAATTAACTTGATTTCAACCCCCGGAAGGATTATTTTTTATTATGGGTATAACACGAAAAAGGTTTTTGCAATTACTTGGACTGGGTGCTGTGGCTTCTCTGGTTCCTGGGTGTGTAGAGAAGAAGGAAAAACTACAAGAGATATCAACTGGATATTATATAACCAAAAAAGACTTGAAGCCGGGAGATTTGATTTGTAGTGAAGATTTGGTTTATGTTGCATCTCACCCTATAGACAAAGTCGCTATAATTGAGATTGGATGAGTTATGAACTGGAATGACTACCAACAAAGCATGGCGATTGAAAGCGCATGGAAAGAATGCAGGAAAAATGTCAATAAACATCTCGACGAATTGAAAGAAAAAATGAAGTCGTTTAAAATCGAACTGGATAAAATAAAAGACCGTGAAGCCAAGGGAGAGGATTTATGGACAGGCCAGAATTTTTAAAGATCATCGGACTTAGTGCATTACTTCCATTTTTAGGATGTGTGGAGAAAAAGAAGTTAGAGCCCCTTGGGGATTACATTTCAATTTCAAATGGGCCTAATATATTCATCCACAGTGGGAGTGGAGGGCTTAGATGTGATAGCTATTATGGAGGCCCAATAATTAAAGAGGTTGAGTTTGATTTTTCTGTTAGAATATTCTCTCCAATACATAATTATTTTGGAGATTTTTTTGACGCTGAAATTAAGTTTAACAATGGATTGTACACGGGTAAGTTTCTGATTACATACATTGAAGCTAAGCCGCAAGAAACAAAAATTAGATTGTTAGGCTGTGGCAAAATAAAGATAGAAAGCACAAAGTATGGATAGACGAGAATTCATAAAAGCTTTGGGGTTGATTGGTGCGGCGGTTGCTTTGCCTCTGGCCATTCCTGAGAAGAGAGCGGCATCAACAGTTGATTTATTGGTGTCTGCACCTGATGCGTATGAAATATGCCCAAGGCATCATTATAATTGTCGGTGTTCATGGGCTGCTAAATTTTATATGCCAACAAGAAAGGCGGAAGCGATGATTGGAAGGTTGGGGTTTAATGAATGAGGTTCAACATATACAGGCGATTGGGATTATTATATTTTGTGCTGTGATGTTAATGGGATTCATAGTTCTTATAATTTCTGATATTATTTGGTGGAAGCAAGGCGGGAGGCCTTTTACAAATTTACCAAGACCACCAACCAGAAAAAAGGAGACAAGATGAAATATGAAATAGTCAATGGGGTGTTGATTATAAATGGGTAAAGAAAAACAATGTCCGAAATGTGGCTCGACAACCACTAGAACCGAGATAATGAAAGACAAAAGCGGAAATGACTACCCAGGCCCAATAACGAAATATGAATGTAGGGTTTGCCTGTGGGGAGTGGAAGAGTGGGGTTGGTATGGCCTCACAAGTTCATGGCTTACTGATTCATACTTGAAGACACCAACGGGAGGAGCGATATTATGAGCAAAGACAATTTAAAAAAGAACACTCTAGTGGGTGGCCCATTCAATGGGAATATAATAGCGCTTGAATTCCACATAAATAAATACGAGACCATGACTAAACCTGATTATGATTTAGGAATAACTTCAGGGTCGGTTATATTAAGTCAAGTAAGTTACTAATTCTTGAGTTCCAGCGCGCTGACTCAGGAGTCATAGGCCCGGTTAATTGCCGGGCTTTTTTGTGTTGATTATTTTTGGTTATGGGGTTAATATAGGATATGAGTGCTCAAGTGCAAAAAGGACGATATAGAAGCAAGCGGTGGTTTTGTAGGGTACCGAAAACACATTTCACCCATGCAGAAAAGAGGCTGGAAGATGATGATTATCCCATGGAGTTTTTACCAGATAAGCACGAAAGGCCGCTTTTACCAGGTGACTTTATGATACTCAAAGAATTAACAAAACAAAATCCAAATCGGTATTCGGGTAATGTGATACCCACGGAAATCATTAAGTCCGTGGCCTCTGAAGGTGGTGGTTGGGCTGTATTGTTGAGGCAAGTATGAGCGAGAAGGGCATAGACAAATTGACCGACAAGCAGACGATATTTTGCCATGAATATACAAAACACTGGAATGCAACTCAAGCCGCAATTACCGCCGGATACCCAGAAAAAACCGCCAGACAAATAGCAAGTCAAAACTTGTCAAAGATTTACATCCAAGACTATATTAGAGGTTTGATGACCAGCGCCGGGATAGACCGGGATAGCATTGTTAAAACCTTGTCTGATGCGTTTAATCTGGACCAGACCAAATTGATTGAAGCGGTAAAGGAGATCATCACTCAAGGCGAAAACGGGCAAACATTTACGACCTATGAATTTGATACAAGTGTAATACCTGAAGACATGCGAAAATTTATCGATGTTGAATATACGCCGTCAAAAGGCGCAACTCTGAAGAGCCCCCCAAAACTGAAACTGCTTGAAAACATAATCAAGGTGAAAGGCCTGTTTGCGCCTACGAAAGTCGAGGCTAATATTGATTGGAAGCAACCGCCAGAAATACACTTCCATTCAAATGATAAATGAGAATTGACATAAGGCCCTCCCCGAAACAAGAGGAAGGATATAAATTACTTTTAGACGATAAAACAGAATTCATAGGATATGGTGGGGCGGCTTATACCGGCAAAAGCTGGCTTGGTGCCGAATGGATATTGCTTCAGTGTTTGCGTTATGCTAGTACCAGGTGGTTTATTGGTCGTAATGACCTTGTGAGGCTTGAGGCTTCAGTTGTTAGAAAGCTTTATGAGGTCATGAAATATCATAGCATTCCACAAGATATAATTCGGCATGACGCTCAAAAGCATATCCTTTACTTCCAAAACGGTTCAACCGTTGACCTTCTTGACCTTAAGTTCTACCCTCAAAAGGATCCAATGTATGAGAGATTTGGCTCACTGGAATATACTGGGGGATGGCTTGAAGAATGCGGAGAGGTTAACTATATGGCTTTCGAGGTGTTGAAGTCTCGTACAGGCCGAGCCATGAATGCAGAATATGGCTTGCTCGGTAAAATCTTTCTGACATTCAATCCTAAAAGAAATTGGTTATATCACACATTCTATCTACCTCATACCAGCAATGAACTTGAAGAGGGTTATGGGCTTATTCTTGGCATGCCTGAAGACAATATTTATGGCGATCCAAACTATATTACAAAACACCTTGATACGCTTAAGAACCCTATACTGCTAAAGCGTTTACGACTCGGATTGTGGGAATATGACGATGAGCCAGACCAATTAATTAAGTATGAATGGCTTGTTGCCGCTGAAAAGATAGATATACAAAGGGGGATAAAAATATTGGGTGTAGATGTTGCCAGGGAGGGCAACGATAAGACCATTATAATACTGAGGGAGGGGAATAGGGCTTCTACATCGTGGGAATGCAAAGGCACAAAGGGGCAGGATGTCGCAGGGGAGCTATATAAAATAGCCATAGATCATGGGGTTACTGCCGATAACATACGAATAGACTCAATCGGTATAGGTGCAAGCGCAATTGATCACATGGAATCATTGTATGGATATAAATGTAAATCGATAGTTGCTGGATCAAGCCCCACTGGTCAACTAAAAAACGAAAATATTTTTAAAAACTATAGGGCTGAAATGTATTGGAACTTGAGAAACATGCTGGAGGCCGGAGAGATATCTATGAATCATGACATTAGCGGGCGTACGATTCTATATGAAGATTGTGCCGCTATTAAATATTTCACCCCAGACGACAAGACGACTCAAATAGAATCTAAGAAAGACATTAAAAAAAGAATAGGCAGATCGACAGACTATAGTGATGCAATGGCTTTCTGTTTCGCCCCTCTCCACCAGCTACCATCTGCCGGAGTCTGGTAATTCTCAATTTCAAGAAAATATATTGCAACTTGATATTTTCATATCTATTTTAAAGCAAAACATAGGCGTTATCTATGAGCAAATCAAAAAATCGGTTAGGCTACCAGAAAAGAAAAAGAAAACAAAATTTATTGTCTGCCGATAGTCCCCCTGTACCATCCAGCAGAATGGGCGGTATTGGTGATTCGATGTATTGGCAGTTTGGCGGTCGGCGTGATATATCTCAGGAGGTCGGATATAAACAGGGCCCAATATCATTCTCGGAATACGACAAGCAATATGACCGGCACGGTCTCGCATCCAGGATAATAGAGGCCCAACCAATTGATACGTGGAAAAAGCGGTTTATAATTGAATCTGAGGATGATGATTTTATAAAAGAGACTGAGTCAATATTTAAATCTCTTTCGGCATGGCAGAATTTTACTCAGGCTGATATTATTGCGGGAATTGGTGCATATGGTGCAATTCTTATCGGAGTGAATGATGGGGTTGCAAAGCTTAGTGATCCAGTAACATCAACAGACCTTGAATCAAGTGATTTGTTGTATCTCAGACCGCTAACCCAGGATTACGCACAAGTCAAAACGGTAAACGCTGACCCCAAAGATAAAAGGTTTGGACTTCCTGAATTATATAAAGTTAAGGTGTCGAATATACTTACCGATCCGTCTACGGGTTCTATTTCTTCTACTGGCAGCGAGATTACTGTTCATCAAACCAGAATTATCCATATTGCTGAGAAGCTAAAAAACGATAGGATATTTGGAATACCAAGGCTTCAACAGGTTTTTGATTATTTGTTTGACGCTCTGAAAATCACCGCTTCACAAGCAGAGGCGTATTGGCGGTTAGTTGGCGGAGTGCTCCAGTTCAATATTGATCCAACAACTCAGCTTGACGACAAAGAAGAAACATCAAGGCAGATTGATGAAATCATTTTGCAAATGCGGTCATATATCCGAACTAAGGGTATGGAAATTAAGAATGTTTCTAAAGACCCTTCTGACCCATCGAATCATTATGATACCGTGATAACCGCTATAGCTGCTGCCAAAGGTTGGCCCAAAAGAAAACTGACTGGTTCTGAGCGTGGGGATTTATCCTCTACTCAAGATGAAAGCGGTTGGAACGGATTGATTGAAGCCCGCCAAGAGCAATTTGCTGAACCTGTAATAGTCCGGGCTCTGATTAATAGATTTATTGATTGGGGTATTCTTGCGGATGTCAACTATGACATTACCTGGCCGTCTCTTTTTGTTGTTGATGATAAAACCAAATCTGAAACAATCAAGAATCTGGCAGATGCGACAAAAGCATATGAAGAAGCCCGGTTAATGGCTGGTGGTGCTCCATCGATAAGCCAAAGAGAATTCAGGAAGGTTTTTAGCTTGCCGCCTGATATACCAGATGAAGACATACAAGCCATGATGGAGATGTTACAACGGGACAGGATGCCCGATGTGCAAGGAGTATAGGCGTAAATACAATGCGGTGAACAGGTTTGACCCAACCCGCACTTTGACAATAAGAGATAAATACTCTCAAGATTTTGATAGACGATATAAAAAGTTAATTAAGTCTGTCAGGGGAACGATTTTTGACAACCATGCTTTACAGATTCGATTGAATCAGGCCGTTTTTATTCCTGGTAGTTCACCGGATATGATGGCCACCAGTTTTGGTCAATGGCTTTTGGAAGAGTCTGACGAGATTGTCGGAGGCATTGAAAGAGATGCACAAGGCAATGTAATAGCCGCTGAGGGATGGCAAGACAAATATATCATTGCCATTATTCTCTCAGCCATGCGCCAATCAGACGCAGATTTACGAAAAGCCGGTGTTCGGATACCGATCAAGTCAGAAATGGATTATTTAAATGACCCGATGGTCAGGAATTTAATCAATGAATTCCGGGCAATCAATTACAATGCTATTGCCGGGGTTAATCTGGATATGTCTTCACAAGCCGCTGAAGCCCTGAGGGATGCTATCGCAGATGGATACCGCCGAGGGCTGACAATCGCAGAGATTGAACAAAACGCCTTTGATGCCGTTGAAGACAGGATAAATAAGATTGGCCGCACTAGATCGGAAATAATTGCCCGTACCGAAACGATTGAATCCCATTCAGAAACAAAGCTTGATAACTATGCCCGGAATGGTGTTCTGTCTGTCGGGGCGATAATTGAAATGGAGTTTGTAACGGCGGGTGATGACAGAGTATGCTTTCAGTGTATTGCTTTAGAGGGTAGAACATTTTCGATATTTGAAGCAAGGGGAATAATTCCAGTACATCCAAGGTGTAGATGCACATGGATAATAATAAAAATAGCAAGACCAGCAGCACTCAGCAGAACGGCGGCCTGAAGGAGTAAATATGGGTAAATTGGGTAAAGGTAAAAAATCGATAGCGAAAATAATTAATGCAAATGATTCAGCATTGACAACGGTTGATAATGTTAAACATCAACTCAACCAAGGCCGACTGTTTAGATTTGATCATAGGTTTGTATCTATAGGGGCGGCCGCAACCGTAAATTTGCAATTAAAAATACCCGCCTGTGATATACACTTGGTATCATTCACATTTGATACTGATTCTACAGATTTGGAGTTTTCTATAATTGAGGGGCCTACAGTGACAGATGGCACAACGCCCGTCCCTGTTGGCAACCTAAAAAGAGATTCAGCGATTACATGTAGTTTGGAAGCGTATTCAAATCCATCGGCGATAAGTGGAGGCTTGGAATTATTCCCAACCATAATTAAATCATCTGTTTTGTCGGTTGGTTCTCAAAATATCGCAGCGCAATTGCTTATTTTCAAACAAAACACTGATTATGTTTTGAGAATAACAAATAACGCTGGGGCTGGCGTGTTTGCTGAGATAACAACAATTTTATATGAACCGGAGGCATTATGAATAAACCATTGGGCGGTACGAAAACAATGGCCGCATATAATAATCTGGCCATAGCCAGGGGTGATATAGCGGGAGCGAGCAACATGTATAAATATGGAAGCAATGCAGACGTGACAAACACGCTCGCTACAATCTGGGATCATGGAGCCGTGGCTCCTGAACTGTATAACTGGATTCCGTCAGCTTTGGCCCTGAAGATCGTTTCAACAAGCCTAAATGATAGCTTGCTTGGCTCAGGAATGCGAACAGGTGCCGTCTTTGGGTTAGATGCCAATTACGCCGAAAAAGAACAATCAGCAATAGAAATGGACGGACAGGATGAGGTTAACTTATCAACTACATGGCTGAGGGCGGACAGAATAAAGGCTATCACGGCTGGTGCAAGCGGCTGGAATGAAGGGACTGTATATGTCTTTTCTGGAAGCTCTACAAACGGCGTTCCCGATGATCCAACCAAGATTTATGCTATAATCCCACCGCTCAGAGGTCAGACCAGACAGGCGGTCTATACTATTCCAGCCGGTAAAACAGGATACAGCATACTTATTACAGGCTCGGCCGCTGTTACGGCTGGCACCGCTCTTATTTCTGTTTTCTTGCGTACCAGGGAATTAGGCGGTGCGTGGAATGCAAAGCCGGGCCGCACATTTGTAACCGGTGCAAGCTTTGAAATTCCAATTGAGGCAGTCGATGATCTTCCGGAAAAAACAGACATTGAATTGATGGGAATCAAGTTGACCGCCGGGACTGCCGTTGTGAACGGTGAAATGAATATTCTAATGTATGATAATTCTTGATTTTGAGAAAATCAGTGACTAAATTACACCGAATCATAAGTTTTTTGAAAAAGTTGCAAGTTGAAAAGTTCACTGGAAACATAACTATCAATTTTCACAACGGTGATATCTCAGAAAAGATCACCAGGAAAGCAACCGAAAAAATATAAATCTGGATCACTCCTGAAAGGAAAGCCCGATTGAGTACAATGCGTATTCATTCGGGCTTTTTTATTTTATGCCATTTACATCAGTACAACAAGCACCGGATAACTGGAGAGTCATAGGGAAGGTTCCTCTTGATCTCAACCAGGTGAATTTCATCTCAAATGTGTTTGACGGGTTGAAGGCAAAAGGAATTCCAGATAGTGAAGCGGCGGCAATCGCCCTTGGACAATTCCGCAAAACCTTTACAAAAGGGGAAAATAGCTGGATGAGAAAAAATGAACAAATAAATAAGCAAAACACCTTCAAGCTTAATGTCTCGGCGGCCGTTACAAAGCAGCATGAAGGGCGTGACTTCCTCGTTGTCCCTGTTGTGGCTGTTAGAGAAATGGCCCTGCGTGGGGTCGATGGCTATAACAATGGCGCAGAATTCTTACCCGCTGAAGAAATTGAAAAAAGTGCTGAAAACTGGGAAAATATAGCTGTAACATACAATCACACCAATGAGAGCGCAAAAAAGCGATCTGTAATTGAGGCTCACGGCGTGGGCTTTTTCTGGAATGTGCGTTACAACTCTCAAGAAAAATCTCTGGAAGGAGAAATCTGGATTGATAAATCCAAGGCACTTTCAAAGCCAATCGTTGACAAAATCAATGCTGGTGAAGATTTAGAGGTGAGTACGGGATATAAAGCCGCTTCATATCGCAAAAACGGTACAGATTCCGAGGGCAGAGAATACAATGCTGTCCAAGTCAATGTTGTTCCTGATCAGCTCGCCGTATTTACAGAGGGAAGTGGCGCATGCTCTATAAGCGATGGTTGTGGAATTAAGCAAAATGAAAGTGACGAAAAAGGATTTGAAAAAATCAAGGCTTGGCTTGCCGAGCAGATACAAAATCTAAAAACAAATAAGGAGGATAGCTCAATGAAGCTAACCGATAAAAAAAGAGCTGGTTTGATTGCAGGTCTGATGAAAGCTAATTCTGAGCTTAAGAAAGAAGACTTGGAAAAGCTGAATTGTGATGATCTTGCCAATAAAGCTCTTGAAGTAATGACTTTTGACACGAAGTCAAATAAAGAACTAGACAAAAAGCCTGATGAAAAGAAGCTTGATGTCAGCAAGTTGAATGCTGAAACGGCTGAGTTTATTACAAACGCAGTCAATGAAGCAACTGAACCAATGAAAAAAATCATTGAAGGTTATGAGACCAAAGAAAACGAGAAAGCCGATAAAATCAAGGCGAATCTTGTCAAGAATCATGGATTCAAAGAAGATGAATTTGAGGGCATGACAATTGATGTCTTGAAGCGTCTTGAAAAGAAATTGACGGCCAATTATGCAGGCCAGTCCGCGCCTCTGGCATATACCATCAATGAGGAAACCGGGCTGAAAGCAAACAAAGACGGTAAGGTAGCAATGCCAGTCGCAGAAGCGGAGGCTAAATAATGGCTAATCCAAAGAAAATTCTACTCAATAAAGAGCTGAACCGGGGATTTGTAAAAGAACTCCCAGCAGCCTCGATTATAAAGCCAGGAATGTTTTTGTATATCGATACAGACGAGAAGTTTGAGATTGCGGCAAATAGTGTAAATCTTAATCAATTTCCGCTTTATGTGGCTCTTGAAAACTGGCCCGGTAATAAAACCGTTGTCACTGATTGGGATGATACCGATAATAGCTATGCCGTTGATGATACTGTTATTGGATACGCTTTCCAGTCTGGCGATGAGCTTTATGCTTGGCTTGATGATGTTGCGGCCAATGATGTTGATTTCAACGATCCTTTGAGTATCGGTGTTGAAGCCGGAACATTGGTAACATTTACACCAGACGCTACAACCATAGACGGTGTAACTGGCGCGAATGCGAATGAAGATGTAGATAACTCGGGCGGAAGCAAGCCTGTGAGACTGAAGGC